TTACCCGGCACTTACAATATTTGAAGTGTCGGCATCCGATACATGTTTTTCTTTTTCAATAGTCATTTGCCGTATTTGTTCTTTTAACCGTCCTATTTCCTCCGCCTGTTCACGAATGGTGGTGTCCTTGTCTTTTATGAGTTCAAGGAGTGGGGTGAAAGATGGGTCTTGTACAAGAGGCTTTTCCTCTGTTTTCTTCTGGGTATCTGGTAAATCACTTTTCAAGTCTTCGTCATCAATCCATATTTTAGGTTTTATAGATGATGCGCGGAAAATGTTGTCCCCACGGCTCATAAGTAGCCAGTCTGGTGAAACATCATATAAATCGCACATAGTAGCAAGCATATCCGTCCCTGCTTTCATTCTTCCATTCAGAATTTCTGAAAACTTGGCGGGCTTGATGTTTAGAGACTCCGCTAATGCGGTCTTATTTGGTATCAACTGCTTGGCTAATATGGCGGTAGTAGCCAAGATAAATCGGTGGTTTATCTCGTCTTTTGTTAATATTCTCTGAAATAGCTCCATATTTTCTGAATTTTATTTTGGTATATTACAGAAATTCTGTATCTTTGCAGCGTGTTCCAATATGAACGAGCGGCCAAAGATACGAAAAATGGCCGAGAATAACGAAAATTAAGAATTAAAGAATATGAACGACAACGAATTAAAGGAGTGGCAGACGCAGAGCGTGAAGCATAAGGTGGCAATGGTTCTGATAATGGACGGTGTAAGTTTCAGCTACACGGAAGAGGACGGAATAGTGTTCACGGCACCAGAAAGTTATGTGGCGAGATTGGTAAGACGGTTGATGTCCTGCTATGGATGCAGTTTGAGGCCGAAGATAAACGAGGTAAAATGATTGTAGGATAACACGGAAGTCCTAAGTGCTGCACTGGATAGTCAGCGACCGCACTGGATAGTCGGTAGGGCTTGCCTCGGATGACGGCGGGAAAGACCGCAGGAGTGGCAGGTTTGCCGTGCGCTGGATAGCCACCTGGGGTTCAACTCCCCACACTCCACAAATAAGTATAACGTAAAAACAAGTGAGATATGAAAAAGTACATTCACGTAACAAAGGAGGTTCGCCAAGAACTGGCGAAAGTTTTCAAGGTGGGCGACCGCACCGTGCGGAATGCTCTTCTATTCGACAAAGAGCGTGGTGACACGGACTGCGCAAAGCGTATCCGCATGTTTGCTCTCCAGAAAGGAGGCATCATGATGACGGTTGTTCCTGAAGTGGAAGTACTGTATGACTACGATGGCATGATTAGCCAGTACTTCCCAAATGGGGCAAAGATAGAGACCGACAAGAACACAGGCGATACCGACCTGTTCTACAAAGGTGAGCGTGTTGCCCGTTGGGAAAACATCAAGATGAGCGAAATGGACGGCATTCAGCGTTTGGCAGAGCTAATCAATGCAAAGAATGTTGATTCGTTGTTCTTGAAAAAACAGTCCGTAAGCGAATAATCGGGAGGCAGAATTATGGAGTACCACGATAACAGACTTTGCATCTCGATGCGAGAGCTTGTAGATGGCGGCATCATGTCCGTACCCAACTATAAGCAGCTCTCCGCACGCGGTCGCATAGATATTGTGCGTCGTGGTGGGAGAGGCGGCTACGCACTCATCGCGGTCAGCAGTCTGCCCGATGCCTATCAGGAGAAACTCAAGACCCTGTACCCCGACCCGTCGATGGAAGTGCTGCTTGCCTGGCTTGATGCCAACTATGAGGTGGACCAGGCAGCCGTAGCCTATTTCAATGACTGGCGCAACCAGTGCGGACACGACCACGCCACCGATGCCCATGTGAAGGAATATGTGACCAATGCCAGTGTACTGAACGCCTGCATCAAGCTCTACAACAATGCCAAGGCGATACAGAAGACGATGGGTCAGAAGTATGACTGGAGCATGATGTCGCAAGCTGTGGAGGGCTACCGCATGAAGACCGGGCACACATTGCCGGCAAGCATGCTGCGCTTCCGCAAGAAGGTGAACGAGTACCAAAGAGACGGCTACCAATGCCTCATCAGCCGCAAGTTCGGCAATCAGGCAAGCCGTAAGGTGGACTACAGAACAATGCGCCTTATATGGTCGATAGCCGTGCAGCCGAACCAGCCGTTCAATACAAGCGTGTGGGAAATGTACAACTCATTCGTGTGTGGCGAGTTGGACGTGTACGACCCGGAGACAGGCGAGCTTTTCGATCCCGGTGAATGGACCGACAAGAACGGCGACCCGAAGTCGCTGAGCGAAAGCACCATCACCAACTATCTGAACAGACCTGATGCCCGTCTCTTTATTGCGAAGCAGCAAAATTCCTACACCACATTCATGCACGAGCAGATGCCCCACGTCCACCGCCATGCTCCGGAGTTCTCGTTCTCGAAGATTTCATTCGACGACCGCGACCTCCCCCGCAAGTTGAAGGACACCAAGGCAAGACCGAAGGCATACTACGCCTACGACGTTACGAGCCAGTGCGTGGTGGGCTATGCCTACAACCGCAACAAGAACGTGGACCTGGTTGCCGACTGCTTCCGTTCCATGTTCCGGCTGATAGAAAGCAAGGGGTGGGGCTGCCCTGCACAGGTAGAGGTGGAGAACCACTTGATGACCCAGTGGAAAGACAGTTTCCTGAAGGCCGGCGTGTTGTTCCCATTCGTGCGCTTCTGCGCCCCTATGAACTCGCAGGAGAAATATGCCGAGCCGATGAACGGAGCCAAGAAGCGCAGTGTGGAACACCGCAACCACCTCGGCATCGGACGCTTCTACGCCAAGGACAGACACTACCGCACGGAAGCCAAGAAGGTGTTCGATGAGAAGAACGACACCTATGAGGACCGGCAGTACTACAGTTGGGACGAACTGATTGCCGACGATATATGCGACATCAGGGAGTTCAACAACACTCTCCACCCGAACCAGAAGAAATATCCCGGCATGACACGCTGGCAAGTACTTGAAGCCAACATGAACCCCACGCTCCAGCCAATGGACAAATCGGTGTGGGCACGCTTCATCGGAGAGCACACCGAGACCTCCATACGCAGGAATAGTTACTGCAGGGTAGCATACAAGGACTGGTGGCTGAGCAAGACCGAGGTAATAGAAAGACTTGCCCCGAACAATTACAAGGTGGATGCCTACTGGCTGACCGACGAGGACGGCAACGCTACCGACGTGTACATCTTCCAGAACGACCGCCTTATAGACAAACTCGAAGACGTGGGCACGTTCAACACCGCCGATGCCGAGCAGACAGATGAGGACAAAGAAATATTCGTCGCTCAGCAGAAGAAGATAGCGGCATTCAACGCATACGTGAAGAAGAACGCCATAGCAACTGTTGGCATATCCAAGCCGGAACACTCAGAAGAGGCTGCACCACCGCCACCGCTTGAACTTCCACCGATGGAAAGCGAGCAGGAAATGGAAGTGACCTACCACATTTCTGACCCGTTGGCAGATTTATAGAATAATATTAGAATACAATTAAAATAACGTGAGACATGATAACGAATGAGAACAAGAAGCGGATATTGGAGGCTATAGCCACCAACCGCACGAACTATCCGAGCGATGCCAAGCACGCTGCTTCATTGGGCATCAGCACCTCGGTATATAGCGCCATCAAGAATGGTCAGACAGACAAGGCACTGAGCGAAGCCAACTGGATAACCATCGCCCGAAGACTGGGTGTGAACCTCAGAGGAGGCATTGAATGGAAACCAGCACGCACCGCCACCTTCGACTATATCACCAAGCAGCTGGAGTTCAGCCAACAGAGCGGACTGAGTGCGATACTTTGTGATATACCCAACATTGGCAAGACATTCACGGCACGCTATTATGTGCAGTGCCACCGCAATGCCATCTATGTAGATTGCTCCCAAGTGAAGACCAAACTGAAGCTGGTGCGCAAGATAGCTACTGAGTTCGGTGTGGGCAGCAACGGAAGATACAGCGACGTGTACGAGGATTTGGTCTATTACTTGCGCTCAATCGACACACCACTCATCATTTTGGATGAGGCTGGCGACTTGCAGTATGAGGCGTTTCTGGAACTCAAAGCCTTGTGGAACGCTACAGAAAGATGCTGCGCCTGGTATATGATGGGTGCGGACGGACTGAAAGCCAAAATCAATCGCTCCATTGAGTGCAAGAAAGTGGGCTATACAGAGATGCTCAGCCGATACGGTGACCGCTACTCGAAGGTAACGCCCGACGACTGCAAGGAGCGTGAGAAGTTCCTGAAAGACCAGGCGAGCGTGGTGGCAAAGGTGAACGCCCCAGAAGGTGCGGATATTGCTACCCTTGTGCGCAAGTCGGGTGGTGGACTGAGACGAGTTTACACGGAAATAGAAAAACTAAAAAGAGTGCAGGCATGATGACAAAGATGGAAATGCAATATATGGACGCGGTTATACAGATAAACCGTCGCCAACGGAATAACGAAGTGGACTGGGAACAGCGTCGCTATGAATTGGCCAAGGCTGCATTATTTGTGGCTCCAGTTCTTTACCATGATCGTGAGGAAATGACAGCCGAGCACATTGCCAAGTATGCAGTAAAGATAGCGGACGCTGTTGTATCAGAACTTATCGAAACAGAAAAGTGATATGGCAAAGCGAGCATACAGCCCCAAGGACGTGGCGAACATCAAGTGCAAGGCACTTCCATTTGAAGGACAATGGAAAGACGTGTTCGGTCAGCCGGAAGAGGGCGACACATGGTTTATCAGCGGACCCAGTGCCAGCGGCAAAAGTTCGTTCGTGATGCAGTTTGCAAAGATGCTCTGCGGAATAGGCAGCGTGCTGTATGTGTCCTTGGAGGAGGGTGTGGGGCTGTCGATGCAAAGACGGCTCGCCCAGTTCAAGATGACCGAAGTGCAAGGCTCGTTCCGCATCATTACCGACGGTGACATCAAGGCATTGGAGGAACGGCTGGCAAAGCCCAAGAGCGCCAAGTTCATCATCGTGGACAGTTACCAGTACGCATACGAGGCAGGGTGGGAATATTCGCTGACCAAGGCACTGATAGAGCGCTTCAAGCGCAAGACATTCATCTTCATCAGCCAAGAGGACAAAGGCAAGCCCATCGGCAAACCAGCCATCAGGCTGAAATACGCAGCCGGGGTGAAGGTGAGGACGCAAGGCTTCAGAGCCTACTGCCAGGGGCGGTATTCCGGCAACGTGAGCGAATACTACACCATCTGGGAGGAGAAAGCGGTAGAGGTTTACAACGACAAGTCTAACAACTAAAACATAACAGAGATGAAGAAGAAAGTTTATATCAGCGGAGCGATAGCCCACTACGACCTTGAGGAGCGTATGGCAGCCTTTAACCATGCGGCACGCTATCTCTCCATAAAAGGCTACGAACCTGTGAATCCGTTCGAGAACGGCGTATCGCAGGACGCGCACTGGATGGAACACATGAGAAGGGACATCGCCCTGCTTTTGGAATGCGACTGCATCTACATGCTGCAGGGCTGGGAATTGAGCAAGGGTGCGAAGCTGGAACTTGATGTTGCCAGTTCGTGCGGCATTAAAGTATTGTTCGAATAACATTAAAACATAGAAAATATGGAAGAAAAGAAAGTACAACTGGTGTTTGAGTTTGACCGCTCAGAATATGATGCGTTTCTCTTTCTGATGGACCAGAAGAAGGACGAGGAGGCGGAACAGATTTGGGAGGCAATGAGCAAAGCCCCTATCAAATGCGACTATAACGCATTCGAGGGAGAAGCCAAGACAGTAAAACTGATGATGATGTGCGCTGCCATAGCCTCAGTCAAGGAACTTGTAAAAGGAAAATGACCATGACACAGGAAGTAACCAATTTCGCACGGTTCTTTGCGGCTTTCAACAAATTGCCGTATAACGGCAGCCGCGAGGAGTTCAAGAAACAGGTCGTGCTGCAGTACACCTGGAACCGCACCGACAGCCTCCGTGAGATGACACGGAGAGAGTACAACGACTGCTGTGACGCGCTGGAAAAACTGAACGGCCAGAAGGACGGGCAGAAGAAGCGCAGGAGCGAGTGCCTGAAACTCATGCAGAAACTCGGCATCGACACCACGGACTGGACACGCATCAACGCTTTCTGCCAGGATCCGCGCATCGCGGGCAAGGTGTTCGCCCGGCTGAGCAACGAGGAATTGGAGCAACTTTCTGTAAAGCTCCGCTCTATCAAGCGCAAGGGCGGACTGAAGCCAAAGAATACGGAAGTCAAGCCACAGGTGGAAGTGGCCTATGTTATCCGCATGGACGCAAACACCCCAACATGCTGACAGATATGGAAAGGAAACATGAACAGGCACTGAAGGTGCTGAGGCAGCAAGCCCTCGAAGCCTCCCTTGACATGGAGCGCGAAGAGGCCGCCGAGTTCTTCGGCGAGTTGGCAGACTGGGCATACGCACAACAGGAGGCGATGCTTATAGACGAGCCCGAGATGCAGAACTATGATGAGGACTAACCCCATAAAAAGACAAAGACATGGAAGGAAACAACAAGCAGACCGTTGAAATGACGGCAGAGGAGATGGCCGAGTACCGGGCATTCCAGAAGGCGAAAGCCAAGAAAGAGGCGGAGGCAAAAGCCAAGGCCGAACGTGAAGAGTACAAACAGCTCGTGGACGAGGAGATAGAGCACTCCATACCCGTGTTACTCAGCATCAGCGAGCAAATCAAGGACAGCAAGCAAAAGGTGATGGACAACTTCAAGACCATACTGGAGATGAAGTCCGACCTGTTCAAGACCAAGGTCAAGGACGACCAGCGCAGCCACACGTTCACCAACTCAGAGGGCAACAAGCGCATCACGCTCGGTGTGTATGTGACCGACGGCTACCGTGACACGGTGGAGGACGGCATCGCCATCGTGAAGGAGTACATCGCCAGCCTTGCCAACGACGACAAGACACAGGCACTGGTGAACATGGTGTTCCGCCTGCTGGCACGCGATGCCAAGGGAACGCTGAAGGCAAGCCGTATCGTGCAGCTCCGCAAGGTGGCACAGGACACCGGCGACGAGCGTTTCCTTGAGGGTGTGCGCATCATCGAGGAAAGCTACCAGCCTGAGGTGAGCAAGCAGTTCATCAGGGCCGAGATAAAGAACGAGAACGGAATGTGGAAACCCATACCGCTCGGAATGACAGAATCCTAAAAGCGAAACGACATGATACAGGAAGTAGAGAAGAAACCCAAAGTGGCCCTGTGCCGGAAATGCTACGGCACGGGCCGTCTCCACGACCGCGAGACAGGCGGGGAGCACAAATGTGAGCAATGCGAGGGAACGGGCAGAGTGACCGTCAGCGCGAAGATGACCTACGACATCCGTCCCTACAAACCGAGAGAAAGACAGTAAAAACAGTTTATGGCAAAGAGGCGAGGAGCAAGTTACCAGAAACGTGTCACCGACATAAATAGGATATACGACCAACATGCCAAGAGCGGAATCAGCAACCGCGAGATATGGCGAAGGTACGTGTATCCTGTTTATGGTATATGTGAGCGTACCTTCTACAACCTCCTCAATGCCTCTTGTGACCCTAAGAACGAAGTGCCACAAGAGGCACAGACGTTTCTAAAATTCGACTTTGACGATGAACCAGGACATACAGAAAATAATCCGCAATATCCTAAACGACATTAGGGTGGAGATGGGCGACGAGTTCGACAGGAACTTCGAGCGGCAGGCTTTCTTCAGCGAGGCGTGGCAGCGCAGGAAAAGCCCCACACGGCCGGGCGGTTCCATACTGATAGACACCGGCACCCTCCGCCAGAGCATATCCAGCCGAACCACCGAGAACAGCATCACGTTCTTCACCACGCTGCCGTATGCGGCCATACACAACGACGGAGGCGAGATAAGGGTGACGAAGAAGATGAAACGCTTCTTCTGGGCAAAGTATTACGAGACTTCAGGCGCATTCGGCCGCAAAAAGAACGGCGAGTGGCGCAACGACAAGCGCACCGTCCAGTTGAGCACTGAGGCCGAATTCTGGAAGTACATGGCGCTGATGAAAGAGGGCAAGAGCATCAAGATACCGCGCAGGCGTTTCCTGGGCGTGTCCCCCGAAGTGGAAAAGGCCGTCCGAGACATCGTGGAGGAGAACATCACCGAATATTTTAATGTGGAATTTGAAATCAAGCGAAAATGAGAAAAGAACTTTATAACCTCCTTTGCAGGGAACTCGGAGCGATAGCGGAAATAAAACACATCGACCTGTGGAACCGCAACGTGGAGTTCATCGAGCAGGAAGAAGGGTGGGAGAGACCTGCCGTGTTCGTGGAGTTCGGCCCGATACAGTGGAAACCGATAGTGAACGGCGTGGAGTACCGTGCCGAGCCACAGATAACCCTCCACATCGTCACCGACTGGGCAGGCGCTTCCAGCGAGGGCAGTCCGTTCAGGGAAGATGCGCTGGAGGTGTTCGACCTGCCCGACAAAATCCACAGGAGGCTTGCCAACCTGGAGGGCGAGACCTTTGGAGAGCTTGACCTTGCGCAGAGCATCACCAACCATGACCACGAGGATATCGTGGAGACCATAGAGGTATATCAGTATGTCGCCATAAAACGGCTCTGATTTGCCCCATGTCAAACAGAAAGAGCGTTCTCGGCTGATTGCTTGGAACGCTCTTTTTATGTTGTCAGAATCGAATTATAACGCCGTTAGGCGGCATCGGTGAACAACATCATGTCTGTGTAGTGCGAGCTGTAGTTCACTGTGGCGTTGAACTCCACCTTGTGGCAGTTCTTGAATGGGTTGCCCACGGTCGGGTTTTTGCCCATCCATTCACAAAGCTCAATAATGGATGACTTGTTGGAAGTGAAATATATAAAGTGATGTCCGGCAAGAATGGTCAGCACATCGAGGTAGTCGGAAAGTTTCCAGTACATATTATATGTGCCAACGTCGGTGGATAGATAGGGTGGATCAACCAGGAACACAACATTCGGCATGTCTTTGTATCGGGCGAACACCTCTTTGTAGTCGCATGATACTACTGTAATACCTTCAAGATAGTCTTCACAAGTAGGATAGTCTGATTTGCGGAGATTGTTGTATAGAGCCTCCTTCTTCATTTCGGGGATGCTCAATTTGTATTTCATGGAGAACATCAGTCCGGAAGAAATGGTGATGAAGTCAATGTACCCGACCTCTCGTTCCTCTTGCTCCAAACGAGCGAATATGCGGTCGCGCAGTTCACCACGGATGCAGCTGTGCTTGGGTATGCCCTCCGTTTCCACCATTTTGCGCAGGTCAGCCAAAAGGTGGTTTGTCTGCGGGATGTGCTGTAGGCGGTTGCGGTAGCCGTCGAAGTCGTTGTATATGATTGTAGCATCCGGCTTCTGGCACTTGGTGATGTGTGACAGCAAGCCCGAACCACCGAACAAATCCACGAATACCGTGTCCTCCGGATATTGCTTCAGAACCTTGATGAACTCACGCGCGAACATGCGCTTCTGCCCCACGAAAGGGAGCGGTGCCGATAGATACTGTTTTCTCATGCCTTACACGTTCAGTTCAAATTTCACGTTCTCATTTCCGTCGAGCAGTTGCCTGGTGTGTTCGATGTTGTTCTCGTAGATATGCACATTCGCAAGGTTCAGCGTGATGGACTTTAAAGGGAGGTCAATCTGCCGGGCCATGAGGTAGAGGTGGTAGATGTCGGCCGGCAAGCCGAGGTTCGCGTCCGAGCTGCGCTGGTAAGCCGACACCACTAATTCGTCGTTCTCAATCTGGAACTGAACGAGTGACAGACACGGTGCCTGGTTTGTCTCCGCATCGGTGGAGCCGAGGAACAGCACATAGTTCTTGCTGTTGCGCTTCTCTCGGTTGATTTTGGCGATGAGTGGCGGCAACTTCTCAAAGTAGGTAGGGTAGGAGTTTACGAGAATGGCACCGCAGTAGTCCCACCAGTTGATGCCCACCTCGCGATACTTCTCCACATTGCGTTCACCCTGCATGAAGAGCTGCAGCTCGTTCTTTAACTTCTTTCGTGCGATGCCGTGCCCCTCGAATATGTCGAGCAGGTCAGCAGGGGAGAGCACCAACTGCTCGTTGAGCAGGTAACGTATGCTTCCCTTCTTGTTGGTCTGGTACTTGCTCTGAGTAAGTACCTTCTGTAAAATTTGATGGTATTTGTTCATAACCGTTTTGAATTTGAAAACGGTGCAAAGGTAGCAACGCGTGTCCCCTCGACAATGACCATACGCAAACGTTACACTGCAAGTAGATTGCAGTCAGTTTTGAAACGCCGTATAAGGCTGTACACCTTGCGCTCGCTTATGGCATATTCTGTGGCGAGCCTTGCCACGATATATGACACCTTCTCGCCTTGTGCGGAAAGTGTGCGGTATTCCTTAAATAGGTCGATATATTGCACATCGTCCAGCCTGATTCCTGCCTTTTGGAGGTTAATCAGCAGTTCCCTGTTCAAATTCAGTATCTCTATTAGTTTCATTTTCAGAAATTTTTAGTACTTTTGCAGCGTCTCACTTACTATTGGCGCATATAGCGCACACAAAAAAGCCTGTCATGGGCGAGCGAGGGTCTACGCCCCCGGTCGTGCCTATGACAGGTGCTTTGTGTTCAAATGGTAAGTGAGACGACTATTTAAACAGGCCGGGGGCTTTTTTATTACCCTCCCCCGAAGGGATTGTTCTTAGTCTCGGTATAACTCCAAATTGAAATTATCCTTGCTCTTCCATCCGTCAGCCAGTGTGTCCTGGATATGCTGCATGGCTTTGGTATAGAAGTCCGTCAGTTCTTCGATGGTGCTGAACGTGTGATAGCATGGCTCATCGTCTGTTCCGAACTTGAACGTGACCGGCAATGTCTTGCCTTCAGACTGCACAGCCAAGTCGTATGCCACCTTGTAGTTGAACTGGTTCTCGTTAGAGAGCCACACGCTCATGCCGTTCCACACGAAGCCAGAAAGTATGGTCTCGTTCGTGCGGTCGTTGAACCATTCCGACACCATGGTCTTGATGGTATCCTCAGATGGCTTTCCGTTGAACTCCGCCTCCATATAGTCGGCAGATCCATCCTCGTTGTTATGCACGTCCCAGCGGACGCGCCATTTTCCTTTGACGGGGTTGGTGCATTCAAGCAGCTTTACCCCTTGTGCTCCGTTTACTCTGTTCATCATGTGAAAATGTACTTTGTTCTACCTTTGCCGAAGGTTTCCGCCTTGATGGTGGTCTCGAATGGGAAGCCGTCTGGCATTTCACTCACTTGCTGGAGAATGTTTTTCATCTCCTCGCTGTTGGTGAAAAATTTCTTTGGCTCGCCGTTCTGCTCAATGGACACGACACAGCGGTCTTCGCCCTGGCTGGTTTTGACTCCGACCTCGAAGTCTTTTACCACGATGGGCAGGTTCACCAACTCGCGGATGCTTACCACCGCACCCGCAAATCGCTTCTTGCCGTCTTCTGGCTTGTAAGCGACATTCAAATCCTTAAATGATTTCATTTTTTTGCCTGTTAATTTATAAAACAAATTTCGGCAGCAAGCGTGCTTGGCCATTCCGTAGAATGACGCAATCAGTTCCCGCCGTCTCTTTCTTGACTTGACTTTGCGTAGTTTCCTTGCATATTTCTTCTTGACACGCTTGCGCAGTAGAGAGTATGATCCGTTGAATGTCACATACCCTAAGAAGTCGATTCCTTGCGCTGATGGGAATACCCTTTCGTTCTTCTTGATTTCAAGGTCAATTTTTTCGACTTGCTCATGTACAATGCCGTGTGCCAGCCAATTTTCTTGCTTGTTGCCACAGAGCACTCTGCCGTCATCGCAATAACGGTAGAAATGGCGGATGCCGTATTTGTCCTTCAGATAATGGTCAAGGTACTCAGACAACAAGAGGTTGCCAGAAGCCTGTGAGCTTCGCAACCCGAAGCTGATACCCTCCGGCAGAAGATGAAGAAAATGATCCAGGAGCGACAGCAGGGTCTTGTCTTTGAATACTCTGCGGTAGCACCACATGACAAACTCAGGCTTAGTATTGTCATAGAAATGCTTGATGTCGAACTCGTAGCAGTAGCGTGTGCCTTCGGGGTCACGTTCCATGTCCAATTGCATGCACTTGCGGAGATCATGTGTGCCACGCTTCTTGATACTTGCTCCAGTCGTCCTGATAAAACGCTTATGCAGATGTTGGTCCACCACGTTCATCACGGCATACACTGCGATGCGGTCGTACATGGAAATAATCTGCAGGTGTCTTACTTTGCCATTCTCACAGATGATGCGTTCATGATAACTGCCGAGTCGAAAGGAACCGTCGGCAAGTTTTGCAGTCAGTTCTGCAATCACCTCCTCGCGGTGTGCGAGCAGATAGCGTCCTTGACGGCATTTCTTACGCTTCTTCCCACGCAGTACACGGTCAAACGCCTCCGACATATTGCCGTAGGACGTTATCTCTTGCATGATATAGCCTTCTCTGTGCATGGTCTTCTTTTTATGATGGAAGATAAGGGCCTTCCTTTCCCCGGGCCAAACTTCTTCGAATCGTTACCGACCTACCAAACTCTATTGCCCGACACTTGATGTTTCAGCTTTCCACCTTGAATATAGGTGCTTTTGCTGTGGCTCGTTTCCCTCGGCTCCACATTAGGGACACGTCCCCATCGTTGTACGCCGATTAGTTAGATTT